CCGCGTCGACCACGGCCTGCTCGCCGCCCAACCGGTTGGCCAGTGCTTGGATCGCCTCGCCTTCGGCCTGTGCCCGTTCCAGGTTGCCGGCCCGCAATGCCTCTTGCGCGGCTGCTTCCCGCGCGCGCAGTTCTTCGCGGGCAGCGCTTTCCTGGCGGGTCTGCGCCAGGATCTCGCGCGACAGGGTCAGTGCCTGCGCGGTGATCACCTGCTGTTGCCGCGCCGTCTCGTCACGCAGGCGGGCCAGATCGGCGGCGGCCTGGCGCTCGGCAGCGGCGGCATCGGCCTTGGCCTGCTTCAAGTCCTCGACGGCGGACCGCTCCGCCTCCAAAGCCTTCACCTTGGCGCTCTTGAGGTCGGCGTCGGCGTCCGAGCGCGCCATCCGCGCATCGACAGCCGCCACCTCCTCCAGCACGCGCCCGGCGCGGGCGGTCAGGTCGATGGCCTGGCGCACATCCTCAAGCCGACCGGCCAGGTCCTGGGCGCGTTCGGCCTCGCTCCGGGCCGCGTCGACGTCGCCCTCGGTCAGCAGGCGTCGCGCGGCGGTCGCGCGCTCGGCGGCCTCGGCGCTGACGTCCGCCTCCCGCTGAGCCTCGCTCATGGTCTGCCGGCGCAGCTCGCGCAAGCGCTGCGCGTTGCTGGCGGCGACGGCGGCCTCGTCGGCGGCGATCGCGTCCAGGCGGTTGGCGTGCTCCGCCTCCGCCTCGGCCAGATCGCGGCGGATACCGACCATGTCGTCGGCATAGCGGCGCTCGGCCTCCACCAGCCGGCGCCGGGCCTCCTGGCGGTCCTCGGCGATGGCCGCCTCGCGGTCGGCCACGTCCTGCTCCAGGTCGATCAGCTCGCGCGCGATGTCCTCGCGATCGCGCAGCAGGTCGGCCTCGGCATCCCGCGCCCGCTGCCGGGCCTGCTCGACCACGCCAGCCTCCGACAGGGCGAGATCGCCAAGCAACTGCTCAGCGCGGGCGGCGGCGGCGCGGGCGGTCTCGACGCGACGCAGCGCGCGCTCCTCGCCCTCCACGGCCTCGCGGCGGGCGCGCGTCAGCTCCTCCAGGCGGGCCTTGCTGTCGTCGGCCGCGTCCTCTTCCGCCTGGTCAACCTCGTCCAGGATCTCGGCCTTGCGCGCGGCGTACCACGCATCGATCTCCGCCAGGGCCTCGACGTTCCCCTCGGCGGCGGTGCGCAGGGCCTCGGCGCGTCGGGCGGCCTCGTACAGCTCCTGTTCCGTCCGGGTCCGCTGCATGGCCGCCAACTCGCCGGTCAGGCCCTGGGCATCGTCCAGGGCCTTGGCCAGATCGACACGGTAGCGCTGGGCGAGCAACTGCACCAGGCGCGCTTGCTCCTCGCCGGCGCCTGTCAGCGTCTCCATGTGCTCGGTATATCGGGCGCTGATAGCGGCCACGGGGTCCAGCGCGTCGCGAAGGTCGCGCAGGGCGCTGGCGCGTTCGCCTTCGGCGTCCCGCAGACGGTCGGTCGCATCCTCGTTGCCCTCCAGCACCTGCTGCAGGTCGAGCACCCGCGCCATATCCTGGAGGTTGCCAATGTAGTCGCCGATGCGGTTGGCCACCTCCGGTGCCGAGGCGGCCTGGACTGAGATGCGGCGGATCATAGCCATCAGCGGCTCAAGGCTCTCGACGGCTTCTCGTGGCTCCCGCTTTAGGCGCTCGATCATGCCGAGGGCGGGCTGCATCTGGTCATCCACGCTTCGGAAATCGAAGAAAAAGCGATCCGCCGTCAGCGCTTCCTCGAGCGCGTCCTTCAGCGCGTCGGCCCCTTTTTCGACCTCCTCACGCGCCTGACCGGCGGCGGCGACGAGATTAACCCGTTCCAAGGCGCGCTGCGCCTCGGTCATTCCAATATATTTTCGGCGCAGCTCGTCGACGTCCTCGATCTGCCCGGCCAGAGACCGGCTCAGCGCGTCGCTGGCCTCTTCGGCCTGGCCGGACGCTGACGCCAGCCCCACCAACGCCAGGGCGGATGCGGCGATGCCGCCGATGACCATGCCCTTGGGGCCAAGCACGGAGGACAGCGCACCGATGATCTGGGAGCCCTGCATGGAGACGACGCGGACGGCGTCCGTGCCCATGCTGAGCATCATGGCGATGTCCTGCACCTGATAGCTGACATTCTGCAGCGTGGCGGTGCCGGCGGCGGACATCCGGCCAAACCGGCTCATGCCGCGCGCGGCACCAGCCGAGGCGGCCTCGGCACCCCTCAGCGCCGTGGTCATCTGGGTCGTGCGGGCCGTCAGCGTCGACGCGGCGGCGGATGCACGCGTGGCGGCCACCACCTGCCGGCCCTCGCTAATGACAAGGTCACGGATGCGGCCATTGGCGGCGGCGATGGCCTGTCCCAGCCCGACGGTCTGCGTCGCCGTCTGTCCGGCGGCCGCGCCGACGCCCTGCAGGCCGCCGGCCAGGGCCTGGGCGGCGGCCACCGTCTTGACCACGTCACGGTTGGCCGCACTGGCTGCGGCGGCAACGGCGATGGTCGATGTCGCCGCCTGGCCGCCGGCGGCGACCACGCCCTGCAGGGCCTGGCGCGCGGCGGCAAGACGCAAGGCCAGAGCCTCCTGCGCCGTCGCCGCGACCGTGGACGCCTGGCTGACGGCGGTCGCGGCGGTCGCCACGGTACCCAATGCCTCGCGGACCGACGCCGCATGGCGCGTTAGGGCCGTCATGGCGGTGGAGGCCGCTGACACCCCGCTGACGGTGCGCGTGATGCCGCGCTCGGCGCTGGCGGCGGCGTCACCGACGGCTGTGGTCGTGGTCGCCGCCGTGGTGGCCGCCGTCGTCAGCGTCCCCAGCGCGGTGTTGAGCCGGCTGGTGCGGTCGGTCAGGCCGCGCGCGGCGCGCTCCGCCGCCGCCATCCCCTGGCGGAACGGATCAGCCTTGGCGTCGAGCGTTATGGCAAGGCGGAGCGTCATCGGTCAGCCTGCCTCCGCCATGTGTCGAGCACCGCGCCCTCGATCACCCGCACTCGGTTCAGCAGCGCCGGCGACGGTGCCAGGTTCAGCCAGCGCGCGGCGACGTCCAGCGCCGCCAGGTCGAGCCCCGGCACCGGCCGTTCCCTCCACTGGCCCTCGGCCGCCAAAAACAGGCGCACCGCTGGCCACAGGTCCGGCAGCACATGCACTGTTCCGTCGATATGCCAGGGGCTCTCGCATGCCGTCAGCTCCGCAGGGGCTCCGAACTCGCTTAGGTCGTCGTGCGCTTCGTCGGCGCCGCCGGCCCAGGCGTCGCCGACGGCACGGAGTTTCCCAGCCGCGCGCCGTCCACGCCGGCGTAGTAGGTTTCAGCGAGCGCGCGGCGGATGAAGCGGTGCCGCAGCACCTCCGCCCTGGCATCACGCGCGCCGCCCTCGACCTCCACGTCGTCGACGTCCAGCAGGACGGTGTCGAAAAAGGCTTGGTCGCCAGCGGCGACGGCCTTGTGTTCCTCGTCCTCCGGCAGGTAGCGGAAATGGGCACGGAAGGTCTCCGCCTCGCCGCCGGGCGGGGTGACGGTGACGGTCTGCCAGAAGCTGTAGTGGTCCTTCAGGATGAACTTGGGCACGGGGGCCTCCTCAGCGGATCGTAAGGGTGTATTCGTCGTCACCACCGGCGACAGGAAGCGGCTTGTAGCTGATCTCCAGCATGGTGCGGCCCTGGTACTCTCCGTACCCTGGCGCCCCCAGCTGGACCCGGCCGCAACTCAGCTCCACGGTGTTGCCGGCCTCGGTGCCGTGGCGGAGGGACAGCACGCCCATCTCGGTGTTGGCCGCCGCCGCGAAGAAGTTCTTGGCGGCGGGGCCGGGGTCCAGGACGCGCACGCTGCCCGAGGGCACGCGGTCGGAGATGTCGATTTCGTCCAGGCCGACCAGCTGGGCGTAGCCGACCTCGTTGCCCGTGGTCAGGCTGACCGTCTCCCACGCCAGTTCGGTGCCGTGCAGGGTCAGCAGGCTGGTCGACTGCGTCACGACGATCGCCGGAGAGTGCCAGCCGGTGTAATCAACGTTGGGGTTGGGCGCCGCTTCGATCGGGACGAACAAGCCCTTGAACGAGAACTTAATCCGTGGCTTCTGCTTGACGGCGAAAGACGTTTCCATGGTCGCCCGCGCCCCCAGCAGGCGGTGCCGGGTGCCATCGACGTACATCTCCAGGACCGCGCTCTCGTGGTCCTCCGAAACCGGCGTGTACTCCACGCGGGCCGGGGAAAGCTCCAGCGTCCAGGTGTCGCCGGCGACCAGGTCGGCGGTGACGGTCGGCGTGACGGTGGCGCCACCGGGCAGCGCCAGCGGCGTGCCGTCCGTCAGCACCACGCCGGCCGGGTCATAGGCCGCATCGTCTCCGACGGCCGGGGCGGTGACATGCAACTCCGCCACGCCGCTGCCGCCGCCCGTCGTGCAGGTCAGCGTCACGGTGCGCGTGGTGGTGCCCGTGTAGGCGTCGCCGGCGGCCACTGCGAGGCCAGCCTCCGCGCCAACGGCCGTCAGCGCGCCGATTGTGCCGACGCCCTCCACGGCCGTCTCGGCGTGACCGGCCGCCCGCAACAGCGGCCCATAGGCCGGCGCCGTGCCGGCGGCGCCCGAGCCCCCCAGAAGCACGGTAAACTCGAGGCTGACGTGCTTCCCGACCAGGGCGTGCTCACGCGCGCCGAACGTGGGCATCGCCAACTCGTCCTCGACCTCCTCGGCCTCAAGCGGCGTCAGGGAGACGTCGAGCGCCTGGACGGCGTGCTGGGCGCCCGTCAGCGTGGCACCCTCGCCGTAAGTGGTTTCGATGGCGGCCAGGATGGCCTTCTTGCGCCAGAACTTCTTCGCCATGGTCTACTTCCCCTTGCGGCGGCGGCCGCGCTCGACGGCGGGCTTGGGTTCGATGGTGTCCGGGGCGGGCTCCGCCTCGGCGGCGGTGTCCGCCGGCGCGTCGTCGACGCGGATGCGCCGGCCGTCGCGGATGATGTAGCGGCCTCCTGCGGCCATGAGCTCCTCCTCGGTCAGGTGTCGTGGACGGTGGTCAGCTTGAGCACCACCCGGTGGCACAGCACACCGGCGAACATCACCGGCCCGCTGTCCACCAGCTCGAAACCGGCCCGCTGGTCGATGGTGATGGTGGCCACGGCGCCCGCCAGCGTGTCGTCGTCGCGGCCGGCGGCGCGGATGCGCTCCACCAGGTCGTCCAGCTCCAGCTCGCTGGCCTCAGCGTCCTCCAGGGCGCGGATGCCGACAACGCGCCAGGTGTGGGTGGTGCCCATGGCGCCGACACCCAGAGCGTCGTCGCGCGTGGCCACCCGGCGGACGTGCCAGCCGAGGATCTTGCCGGCGCCGGCGTCGTACAGGTCGCGGAAGCCTCGGTCGTTTGTGGCGTACCGCTCGTAGGCGTGGACGCGGCCGATGCCCGCCACGCCCTCCAGCAGGGCCACGATGGCATTGCGGATGGTCGTCAGGTCGCTCATGCGCCGGCCTCGATGCGTTCGGCGATGCGGATCATGCAGGCCTCGTACATGCGGCGGATGGTCGGCTCGCCGTCCTCCATGGCGCCCCGGAACATGAATGCGCCCTTAGTGCCGTGCCAGCTGATCTTGAGCTGGATGGCACGGGCCGCCTCCTCGGCCTCCTCGCCGTGCAGGCCCAGCTTGTGCTGGGCCCAGTCCAACAGCGGCTGCAGCGGTGGAAAGTGCGGCTTGGTTCCCAGCTCCACCGGCAGGGCGTACGGGTTGGCGGTTCCCATTTGGGTAACCACGCGGTGCCCCAGGGTCGTAGGCTCCTTGGCCGCGATGCTGCCGCGCAGGGCGTTGGTCACGCCGACCGGCGTGCGCTCCTTGACCTCGCGCTCCAGGTACATGGACGCCTGCACGGCCGTGGCCAGCAACTCCTCGACGGCCAGGTCGGGGGACCGCTCCAGGGCCTCGCACAGGCCGGTCAGGCCGCTCAGGTCGACGTGCGCGGTCGGGCCGGTCATCGCAGCAGCCTCCCGAACCGGGCAGGGGCCTCGGCCGAGGCACTGGCGGAGACCTGGCCGGCGCCGGCGGCGTCCAGCTTGATGCCGGCGGCGTAGACGCCCAGCAGGTCGCGGGCGCGGGCGGCGTAGCGGCTGGACTTGCTGCCGTGCTGGACGGCGTCGGCCTGGAACGTGCTGGCCTCGTCACCGGCGGTCGCGGCTGCCAGTTGGCGGAGCAACTGCGCCGCCGCGTAGGCCTGCACCGGCTCGGCGTGCCAGGCGGGAATGGTGTCGGTGGTGTCGTCCAGGATGTGCGGGGCGGTGCAGGTGACGCGGATCGTGGCGCCGGCGATGTCCGGCACCTCCCGCGCCAGGCGCAGGATGCCGGCGGCCTGCACGACCCACAGGCCGGGCGACAGCAGCGCCGGCGGCACCGCGTCCACCGGGTGCTCGATGCTCCGCACCTGGCTCCAGCCCTCGACCCAGCCGGCCGCCGGCCCGGCCAGATACGGCCAGACGCCCGCCACGGTCAGGTCCTCGACCATGTGGCGCGGCCGGTCCAGGCCGTACCGGGTGACGGCCTGGTCCAGGGCGCGGGCCAGGTGATCCGGCTCGATGGAGGCACTGGTGTCCCGCACCAGCGCCTCCACGGCCGCGATATGGTCGGCGCGCGCCATGGCTTACGCCACCACGGCCTTGTACATGCCCCGGAAGTCGAGCACGTTGCCGCCGTAGATGTGCCGGATCTTGTACTCGATCCGGTCGTTGGTGAAGAGCGCTCCGGCGCGGGGGTTGTCCGCCACGAACAGCTCGGGCTCCTGCATGTTGTCCAGGAAGCCGATCTCGATGGTCGGGATGTCGTTGGGGTCGGCGATGGCGGCCCAGTCGTCGACGTCGGTGAAGAACGGCACCGGCAGGATGGTCGGCGTCAGCGACTGAATGAAGGTGCGGTCGTTCTCCGTGTTGCGGCGGAACAGGTTGGCGGCGGCCTCCTCCAGGTCCGCCGGCACGGCCAGGAAGGACGGCCCGATCCACAGCGGCTCGCCGCTGTCCAGTTCGGTCTGCTTCATCATGGCCAGGCGGGCGGCGCCGTAGCTGACGGAGGAAAGGGCGGACGAGCCCAGGTTGCCGTGGGCCACCGTGAACAGGGCGGTGCCATCGTAGATGACCGGGTTTTCGGAGATGAAACGCCACACGAACTTGGCCAGCGTCCGCTTGGCCGCCCGAGCCAACTTGATCGGCAAGAACTGGACGACGCCGACGTCGTCGTTCTTGATCATTTCGATCGTGACGTTTTCCGTGTAACCCTTCTTTCCGACGGCATAGGTCGCCTTCTCATCACCCGGCGTGGCGGCGGAGGTGTAGGTTCCGCCCTCGGGCACGTCGGGCAGGTCGCCGTAGCCGCCCCAGCGCGTGCGCTCCTGCGTGCGGAAGTCGTTGACGGGCGTCACACGAACGATTTGACGCCAGCTGTCCATGGGCGTCTGGTTGCGGTACTCGGCGATCATCCGCCGCGTGATGCTGTCGCCCAGGACGTCGGCGAAGGTGCCGGTTCCAAGCGCCTCCCGGAGCCGCGCCTCATCGCAGTTGCGCATGTTGCCCGTGACGCGGTCGTCGCCCGTCACGTGGATGTAGCACTCCCGCAGCGACACGACGGCGTTGTCATTGGGGTCGAAGAAGGCGTCGAACATCGCCGCCACCTTCTCGTCCTGGCTCTCGGTCACACGGGCCGTACCGCCATCCCGGCCGAGGCCCTGGACGCGCCCGCCACCACCGCCGACGCTGGCCAGGTACTCCGCCTCGCGCTTGAGCGTGTCGGCCACGGCCGTCTTCGCCAGGTCGGCCGCCTCGGCGACGCGCACCTCGGCGGTCAGGCGGTCCTTGGCGGCCTGGGGCAGGCTGGAGGCCGCCACCTGCGCCACGGCCGCCTCGCGCAGGGTGTGCAACTGGTCACGCTCGTTGAGCATCTGGCGGACCTGTGCCTCGGTCAGGCGGGTGTCGCCGCCGTCCGTGCCGCCGGCGTCGCCGGCGCCGGCCAAGGCCTCCGTCAGCCGGGCCGTCAGGTCGTCGTCAGAGAGCGTGTCGACGTCGACGCCCCCAAGCGCCTTGGGGCTCGCTTTCTTGAGGGCCGCGATAATCTGGTTGCGGAGCATGGTGTCGGGGTCTCCCTGGGCTTCGAGCACGCGGAGGACTTCGCCGCCGGCGCCGGGGTCGACGATGAGGTCGACCGAGTTGATCTTGGTGAACTTCGTGGCGACGCGGGCCGCCTTGCCGGCGACCATGCCCTTGCGGACACGGGCGTTGGCGTCGATGGACAGGCCGAACAGGTTCATCTTGCGGTCGACGGCCTCGACCAGGCGGGCTGGGATGTCGCCGGCCGTGCGCAGCACCTCCAGCGTCGCCCGCACCTCGCCTAGGTGGCCGTCGGCGCCAGGCACCCACGTGGCCTCGGTCAGCCGGCCGAGGACGGCGCCGGGGTGCTTGCCGCTGCCGGCGAGGTGGGAGGCGTCGTCCTTGACCAGCACCTTGGCGTCGGCAAACAGGCCCGCGTCGACGGCGGCCTGGAGCGCGGCTCCTGGGTAGTACACGCCATTGCCGGAAAGCCCCTCACGGATAACGCGCACCTCGAACTTGGTGCCGCGCTCCACCGCCTCGGCGGCGGCCGTGACGGCGCCACCGGCGGCCTCTTGCAGGCGTTCGGGCACGGCCTCGTAGGCCTCGACGCGCTGGACCTTCTCCATGCTCTCGCCCAGGACGACGCCGCCGTCGCCGTCGCGCGACCAGGTGGTGCGCCACAGGTCCAGGCCAAGGCGGATCACGACCGTGTCGGGCCACAGCGCCTCGACCCACGGCCAAGCGGAGCCGGGGGCGTAGGAGCCGGTCTTGAGGAGGCGGTCGCGCGCGACGCGCTCGATGTCCTCGATCATGGCCTGGTAGCTACCCTTGGCGGCCTCGCGCAGGATGGTGTCCTTGCCGACCAGCCCATCGGGCGGGATGTTGAGCGAATCCATGCCCCCCCCCTTAGCCGATGACGGCGCGCAGCTTGCGGCCGCTGGTGGTCACGACGGTCAGGGCACTGTCGTCGCGGATCGCCCAGGCGAAAACCTCCTCGGCCAGGCAGTCCACGGCCTCTGCCGCTTCGGCCGCCGTGATGGTCGGCTGATCGGCGGCGGAGCGGTCGCGCGGATCGCGCTCCAGCACGCCCTCCTGCTCGGCGAGCGCCGTGCCGACGCCGGTGACCAGCTGCGTCAGCTCGTCGTCCGACATCTTTTCGATGGCGGCGGCCATGCCCAGGCCGCCCAACTGGGCGATCAGCTTGGCGCGCAGGCCGTCATCGCTGGCGCCGACGGCTTCGGGGGGCGCCTTGGGCGTCGCGGCCGGCGCCGGATCGGCGGTCTTCGTGGTGGAGGTTGACTTGGCGTCGGGCTTCGCGGCCATGGCGCTGCGGCTCCTGTCTCGTGTTCTGACCGTTGTGATCAGGCCGCAGGATGCCGGGGCCGCAAAAAAACAGCGCCCTGAACCGGTTCAGGGCGCCGCTGGGTGCGTGTGTGTTTGCAGGTTGGCCGGAGATTGGGGCGGGGTCAAGAGGGCTCGCGCGACTTCGCCTGTCCGATTGGCCCCGTGACCTCGTAGAGGTGAATTTCGACAGGTCGTGCCTTGTCGTTTGCTCCCTGCCGCCAAGTGATAATGATGTTGCCTCGGAATTCCGGCTGTCCACGGAGCTTGTCAATGTCTATTAACATGGACATGGTCAGCTTAACGCGCTGCTCGCCTAAGATTTCAGGGAGCCGGACCCGCCACCCGCTGTCCCTCTTGTCCAAATCCATTGCTCTCACTCGAAGCAAGGCGTTGTCGATCGGTTCCTTCCACTCATGCGGGGCCGCCTTAGCAAATTCTTTTCTGGACGGCACTTCCTTCAGTGCTTCAGAGGATACCACCCGTCGTCCGTTCAGTTGAACTTCAGCTCCAGACTCAAGCTTGCCGGGAGAGAGCTGTTCGACGGCCGCTCGTGCGACCCGTCGAGCTTCCTGTTTCTTAATTGATGACGTGATTGCAGCCTGCACTTCCTCCGGTGTTAGACCCGTAATCTCTCCGATTTCCCCGATGATGACGTTGTTGTCACCCTCAATGTGGATCGTTGTCTTCTCAGAGCCGAAAATGAGCCCTGCGGCCCATGTCACGCCCATTAGCGCAATCGCAACAATGATCAGGGCGATCACTCTTGGGTGCTTTTCCAATGTCTCAATCCCTAGCTTCCGGCCGGTGTCGCGGACGGCGGTCTCGAGGTCTGACTGGTGGTCGCAAAACACCTTAAGGATGAAATCCTCGAAGACAGAGCCGCGACGCAATTGCTCAAGATCAATGACGACCTTATGGACTTGCAAGCCCGGAAAGAGCGCTTCCAACGCTGCGGGGAGATGCTGAGCCAGGCGATCGGTGGCCAGCAGAGACTGTGCGATCTCCTCAAGAGGTATATGTTTCTTGTTTGTGAACGTTAGAGTATGCGGAGCTGAAATTTCCAAAGCGTCCCCCCGTACCCCATATGCAGGGCCAACCGTTTGCTATCCTCAGGACACACCTTACGGGGTACCGCTTCTGTTGCGGAGTCATTTTGATATCGGTTGACGCTAACGCACCTCTAACGGGGGCAGGATGCGCGCGACGGGGCCCGCGCGCATGGTCGCGCATCGGAGGTGGTAGAGGCACCTCCTCCGGCCGGAAATCGGCTAGTCGTCTTCCAGGGCGTCGGCGATGGCCTTGGCCATGGG